TTAGATTCCTTTAATGGTTATGTATGCTTCAAGCGCTGTTTGGATGGCTTGTCCTAATTCCACAAGATCTGTGTCTGGTTCTGCATTAAGATCCATTGATCGAACAGCTTTGCTCATGTGAGATGGAGCGGTCAAGTCTCCCGTTGCTTGTGACGGAAGAAGACTGATGTTCAATGCTGTCGTTCCTTGATTGGACGACATTGCGATTGACACGTTGTAATGGTCGAAGGTTTCTCCTTCGTGTTCTGTTGGTACTGTTGCTGCTATTTTCATTTGTTTTCTAAGTGTAAGTTGCTGTTAATCTATCATCCCACGCCACGTTTGTTGCAGTGGTGTTAGTTACTGTAAAATCTACATTGACTAGCGTTCTGGTAATGAGCCAGACGGGAGCACCGTCAAGAGAACCAAGTGGTGCTGTAGCGCTATAATGATATGGGTCCACGTAATCTGACCGGTAGGAGTCAACACTCCCACCAGAACCTATATGTGTCCATCCTACTCCTATTGCCATTTTATTTTATTTACCTTGTCCATTATAAGCTTTAAAATCTTTACTTCTGTATTTCTTATGTCTACCTAATTTCTTAGTAGTACGTTTACGGAATATTACTGTAGTTGTCTTATTTGCTTTTGCCATTCTCTATTTTCTTTTGTACTGCCTTACCTGTCAATGCAATACCTATCAATGTTATTGGTTGCATCCATTCCACATGCTGCAACACGCTGAGATCCTTATATACTATACAGAAAATAATTACAAGTAGTAATTGTAATAAAATTGCTGTGCATCCTGTTAAAATAACAATAGAACATAATGCTCGCATCCATGAAAGTTGACCATGCTCTTTATGTATATCTATTATCTCTTCTATCATCTTGTTACTATTATAGCATAAATAATTCCTGCAACTCCTACACCTATACCTACACCTCCTACAACGGTCATTATCTTACCTGTAGAAGCTTGTTTCTGATAACCTTTCAACATTACAGTATTGTTGACATTCTTCTCCTTTTCAAGAGAATACTGGTCAGTAACCTCAATATTCTTAATTGTTAAAGAAGATATCTCCTTATCTTTAAGTGTCTTTTCCTTTTCACAATCAGCAATTTCTTCTGTAAGTATAGTATTCTGTTCTTTAAAATATACTCTATCATTATTGATGATACGTATCATTTTACGCCCTACAGGGTCTAATCTCATAAGTTCTCCATGAGTACTATCCTTTACTACATCAATATAGAAAGATCTTCCGTCAGGAAGAGTATCTCTAATCGAAAGTATAGGTTCTGTAGATGGTTGCGATAGCGTTAGCATCGGCAACAGCATCATCAGAAATAATGATCTTAATTTCTTCGGCATGAGTATTCTTAATTTCAATTGAATGTTCTTTACGTACTTCTCTTCTCTTACCTATTTCTTTGATTTGCTTATGATAAGATGCAATACTATCGTTCTGTGATCTGATCATCTTATCAGATTCCTTTTGTTTCTCAGTAAGAGAGTTGTTTGCGTTCTTTAGAATAGAGTTACTCAGTTTATTATTGTACAATTGATTGACAGATACTATCAATATCACTATAAGTAATGCTGATAATACCCAAGGTATGTATTTAGCCTTTGGGGCCATATTGTCCACCATTACCTGATATTTTAATTTCCATTTCTCCCAATTCATCTTTTACAAATTCCATTATTCTGTTGAATGTACTCTTTGATGTGAGTATCTCACTTATTCCATCTTTTGATATATCTTCGTAATATTTACCTACTAACACACATCCTTTGATATCAGGGGATTTTGTTTTTGGGTTCAATGACCCTGCATAATTTCCCCAATGGATAAGTATCAGATCTCTATCAGGAACATCTTGTATATGAAGATGTGTACCATATTTCTGACTATAACGTATCTTTACTGGATAAGTTCCTTCTGGAATACAACTTACTTGACTTTTATTGAGTTTCCAAGGAAGTTCAAGTGAGAGACATTTAAATACTTCTCCTACTTTTTCTACTGAAAAATTACCCTTGGTCTGAGCTTTCTCGTATGTTCTATTGATGTGAAATCTTATCATTATTTGTTTTCTTTAGTGAGAAATTATTCTTATTAGGACACTTCTCCTCATTGATACAAGTACATTCAACAGGTGCTATTGTACACCATCCGATGAATTGTTTTTCGATCTGTTTGATTCTTTTGACCAAAGTTCCTTATTACTTATTTTCTTTATGAATTCTGATAGATCAAAGCCATTGCCCATTCCTGTAAGATTCTCCCATATTGATTTTATCTCAATAAGCATTAAGAAAGTATAGGCAATAGGAATTATCCAATCATATATTTCAATACGATCTCCTTGTACGTGAATGTTGGTTATCCAATGAATAGTTGCCAAAAATACAAGATATTGTATGGTTTTAACTACAGATTGCCTAAGTCCTCTTGATGTTATGTGACTGATACCATCTTTTATAGATACTTTGATGAGCGCAGTAATGATATCAAAACCCATAGCGAGTAATAGATAAATAACAAAATCCCAATCACTGAAAATATATTTCTCAACGAACATTAGAATAGGGGCTATTAGTGAAGTTACCAACCATAATTTAACATCTGTAAAAGATTCTGCTAATCTATGATGTGCAAATATCCATTCTTTTGGTAATGATAGTTTCATATCAACACGTTTTACAATAAGTGGTAAGATGATCCTTTATGCTACAGAGGTCCTCTGAGGTTAGACAACTGTCAGTCTCAAGTGATACTTTAGAACTAACATAAGTAAAATCGTTGGTACTTGCAGGAGAAGATATAATAGTACCACTGTTATAGGTAGGAATCAATATATCACTTCCCCACGCAGAAGTATAGTATATGTCTATAACCATTTCTCCTGTATTTCCATCTATTGAAATAGGATAGAATTGTAATGAAGGATTACTTACAACACCGTTTTCAAAGATAGCAAATAATTGAGTATTGAAATTCAGATCAGAGGTTACTGTTAAAATAGATGGTTGAAGTTCAATGAGAGTATCAGTGATAGTACCGTTGTTATTCGTTATTGTAATGGTAGGTAAAAGAATAGCTGTTGTAGGAAAAGATGCTCCTGTCAATATGAACTTACCAGTAAATCGCATCTTATACCACTGAGCATCATTTGCCACTGAATTACACATCAGTAGGTTCAGCATGACATTAGCAATGAAATCCTTATTGATGCAACAGATCATATCTTCTGACCCGTATTTCAATTTATCATCTGTCTTCTTAATATTCGTAGCAAGACAACATGCTGTATTTGCTGCAAATTTCTGTATAGCACTTGCCATATTATCTTATCTGTTCAACTATCACCATTGAGAGAACTATATCATTGGCTGCTGCTGTACCGTTCGTACCTATGATTGTTACGTCAGTATTATTAGCCCATGTTATACCTCCTTTACTTACAGTAACTCCTTGATTGACTGTTTCTACAACAGCTTCTCCAAAACCTACTGCTCCTGTCGCTCCTGTACGCAATACTTGAAATTCCATTTTGAAGTCAAGTCCGTTAGGTGCAGTCGTTACAGCATTGGAGGCATATGTGTTAGTTCCAAACTTAGCAGTGATACTCTTAGTATTTGCATTAGCTGCAAATGTACCATACGCTACTACTGAAATACCCTCACCATTTGCTGCTATTGTACCTCCCGGTACAGTATATGTATATAGGGTTTCTGCCGTAGTAACAGCAGTAGTTGCAGTATCGCTATATTGACTGTTTAATCTCCCTATGTCTGACAATTTAGTAGAAGCAAGTGATGCTGATGCTATACGTGCTGCTGCTATTGTACCTGTCAACTTTGCAGCATCAAGATCGTTTATCATAGCATTCAGTACCTTCAATGCTCCTATTGCTGTAACTCCTGCATTAGTGATTGTAATATCACCAGTAACTGCAACTCCTACAGGTCTATTGGAAGCATTACCGACCAACAGATATGCAGAGGTAAGATCTGCCATCTTATCAACAGTAACAGCTTCATCAACTATCTTACTTGTTGATACTGCATCTGCTGCAAGTTGTGTTGCAGTAACAATAGAAGCATTTTCCCATGAAGGTATAATTACACTTTTCCATGCACTACCGTCATAAGTACTTTTTGCATACCAATTTATGGCAGCTAATTGAGGGGGTACTACTACTCCGAAGAGTGTAAGGTCATTACCACTAAGAGTAACTGATGCTTCCCAAGAAAAGAACAATTGTGTATTCTTCTGTGGAGTACCATTGAGTACTATATCAAGATCTGAACCTAACGTGGAAGATCCTGTAAAACGATATATTACATGATCGTCAGCAGGAACTCCTGCACCTATTGTGAACGTACCTGATTCAATTGTCAGATTACCACCAGTAGTGACCGCTATGTTCTTTATTACTATTTGTTTAGGGCTGAAATCCATATCTTAGATCTTATATTTTATTACTGATACTGAAGTGATAGAAGCAAGATGAGCAGGATTATTAGAGCTATTCTTAAGTCTAAAGGATATCAGATTAGTATTTGCAAGATTAGGTGTTATAGGTCCTATTGCAACTCCACTTGCATTTGTAGCAGGTACTTGAACTGCTGAATAGGATAACCAACTTGAAACTTTAGAGAATGCCCATTTTAATACTCTCGATCCGTAAAGACCATAACTATCCCTTACCTTAGAAGTAAGAGTGTCTGTAGCTGTTACTATAAGATCAAGTTTTAATACCTTTCCGTTGCTATTCATAGAATAGTCGCCATATCCTACAACACCTTCCCATACCTGAGTACCTCCAAAGAGCATCTCTCCTGTAAAAATAATAGGAGAAGCTGTAGTACCGAACTCAAGATCAGTATCATTTTGAAACGTAACTTCTATTCGGAGCATATCACCTGCTGTTACAAGTGCAGCAGCAGGTACTGTAAATGAGCCGAAAGTATTAGCATTACTGAATACTACTGCTGAGTAACCACTTCCAATGGTTGCAGGAGAACTTACTGATATGTTCTGAACCAGTACTGATACTCCTGTAGCACCTGTTGCACCAGTAGCTCCTGCAGAACCTGTGGCTCCTGTTGGTCCTGCTACTCCCTGTGGACCTGATTGTAATTGAACACTTTCATCAAAGCATCCATCATTGCATCCTGCACATCCCATTTGTTTATATTTTATTAATTACAGCCACAATCCGTAGTTGAACCACAGAATGCCTGTAAACGTGTTAACAATTCTGTTGCCAAACTTGAATTGCATCCTGCGGCAGCATATATCATTTCCTGATACATTCCCCACATATGCATATAAGTGGCTATCTTTGATGCATCCTTACAAGGATCAAAATCCATAAGTTCAAGCATCTTAGCATGTATGCAGCATTTAACACTGCAATACGTGAATATTTTTATTGTATTGGTCTTTATACCTGCTGCTGTACTTCCTACCTTATATACTATGGTATGCCATCCATCAGCAAGTGTAATATCAATATCAGTATATGTGAATTCTCCTGCAATGGTAGAAGCCACCTGTGAAGCTACATTGATAGCAGTTGCACCATCTATTGCAATGGTTGCAGAAAACCCACTACTACTTGACCCCACAATACTATTTGCAGCACCATAACCAGTAGGATTAGTGGTCACATGATATATTCCTGTAGTATCTGTCAATGACAGCTTCGTACATTTACTCTTTACACAAGATTCTAAAAGTGGTACTAATGCCATTCAGTTATTGAGTTAATGAAATATGAAAAAGAAAGGAGTACTCCCATAAAGAGAGTCTCCTTTCAAATTCAATGATTATTAGTTAAGTACCAGTGTATTAGCTGTAGCGTTTCCTATATAACTTTCGATCACAGGGGCAGCAATAATATCAGTGAGTACTTCCAATAGACTATCTGTAATTGCAGCAGATGCAAAGTCAGGAGTTGTTGCAGGAACTGCAAATATGAGTTCCTTTTTAGCTACATCAACATTGAAGTTTACAATACTTGAACTGTGAACAATAGTCACAAGGTCATATCCACCACCTGTTACAGCAGAACTTGCTCTTCGTAGATTAGTAGCATCATCAAACAGATATGGTTCTCCCATTTCATATTGCTCACCTTTGAATCCTTGAAGGAAGTTCTCAAGTTCAGCAACTTGTTCGTAAGTACCTGTACCCTCGTAAGCGTTGGTGATATTACCCATTACAGTTGATCCGAAAGAGCTATTAGGTTGTACACTCAAACGTACCTTAGCATACTTCTTCTTAGAGATACTCCAAGGAAGAGGTTGTCCTAAAAGGATGATTCCCCAATTAGCAGCCAATCCAGTCGCACTTGGGATTACTGTGATGTTACCACCAGTATCGACATAAGTGCCACTTACAGCAGTAACAGGTCGATCAAGCTCAAACAATACAGTACTGACAGCAGATACTACCTTGTATGTATTAGAAAGCAATGCTACAGTACCGTTAGTATCTGTTGCAGATCCGATACGGATATAATCACCTACTACAAGTGCTGTACCTGTATTATAGGTAGGAGCAGCAGCAAATAGGATCTGTGCTCCTCCTTTAGTTACTGTAACGTCAGCAGCGTTGTTATCAAAGGCAAAGTCATTTGCCAATGGAGTATTTACAACCGCTTTAGCAATAACAGGAGGATTTCCTACACTGTTCTTTACTTCACGTGCCATATTGAGATTGAGAGACTTAACTACTCCCAAAGCTACTTCAGCTTGTCCATCAGTAGTAAGTGACTTGTAATCACCTCGTTTGATACGTTCATCATCACTTCCTGAGAAGAACTGTTGAAGGATCATTTTCACGGTATATACATCTCCTGCATACACAGCAGTATCAAGGATAGACCCTGATGTACCGTTGTAACCGATAGCTATGGATTGTTCGGTTGCGGCAGAATATAGTCTGGATACCGCACTTGTTACAGATGCTCCTTTAATTACGTCAGACACCAACGGAGGAAGACTTGCTCCTCGTGATAATGCCAATACGAAGTCCATATTTGCTGTTGCAGCAACACTTACTCCTACTACAGGAGCAGATCCTGCCTCAAGGATACGAAGTCCTCCGGGTGTAAATGCAGCAATCTCTCCTACATTAGTAGAAGCTTTGAAAGCTGTTGAATTAAGTTTTCCTGTTGTGATGGTATTCGTAGAAGGAGTTGCTCCTACAAGAATATCCCTCATGTTATTAATTGCACTTGGTGCGCTCATTTTTATTGATTTTAATTATTAAACTAACTATTAGGCCAAAAGGCTCCATTTTATTGTTACTGTACCTGCAATATCACCTGTAAGGTCAGCACCTGCGGTGTTCGCCCATGTACAAGCAATATTGAAATGCAATGTATGTGCTCCTGCTGCTTCAATTGCAAGATGTTGATTTACTACTGTTTTTACTGTTGCAGTACCCGATGCATTTGTTGCGGTCTGTCCTGTAAGGATATTCTCAAAGGTAGCAGTACCTCCAAGAACAGATACTGCTCCTGATGCTACTACAGTACCAAGTCCTACGTCTGCGGTTGCAGTAGTATCTTCAGCAAGTGTCAATGCCATCGACATTGAAGCTCCCAATACTGCAATTGGTCCTGCGGGAAATGTATACAGAAGATATCCATCAGCAAGTGCAGCATTATCTGCCACATCAACTGCATTTGTAACTGCTACTGTAAGTACTGTCACAAAATCTTTACCTCCACCATATGTTACTGCTGTAACACCTGTATTGGCAGTTCCCTGTGAATCTACGATGTAACCATCTTTAAGAAGTACTCCGTCAATTGTCACACCTGCTGCTGCTGTTACTTCAGAGATCGTATCTGCTGATAGTGTACCATCAGAAGGCTCCAACTCTTTGACAACATCAACGAGTTTATTGAATTGTTTTGAATATACAGGGAAACGTCCATCACCCGTACCCGGTAGATGATTGTCCTCTGTTACTTTTTTAGCTACTGCCATGATTATTCTATTATTTTATTGTTTTCTATTACTTTACTTTGAAATTCCTGTTTACCTGTTGTCTGATACATCAGTTCTACAGCTATATCAGCTATCTTCTCATGATGCATCGGATCAAATTCACAGAAGTCATTATTGTTACTCAGATCAATCGTCTTAGGTCTTCTGTAATAAGAAACTCTGTAATCTGAGATGGTTGCTCCTGTAAAAAGTACAAGTTCATGTCTTTTCCTATTAGTTAGAGATATCCCTTGTGCAATATTACCTCTTTCTCTATCAATTCTCCAAATAAGTTCTTCATAAGGTTTCTTGAAAGGATTCTTGATATTCGCATTATAGTAATCCTCTTTTATCGGTTTCACAGGTATCCTTTCAGTAACAGATGTATTACAGGAGTTAGTATACGTTATCGTACACTCCTCTTTCAATGTCAGCCAGAAAGTATCAGGGAGATCACATATATATGAATTAGGATGATCTCCCGATACGAATACTGTTACCACTGAATGATCCTTAAGTTCTACAAGATCCTTTGAACGTTTCTCTGTCTCCTCTGTTCCATCATTGGCAGCATTGGAGTATTCACTCACAAGTTGCTTTGTGAATACCTTCTGCGCCTTATTGAAAAAAGCTGTCAGATCTGCATCATCATAACCCGGAGCATCGTTAGATGCCATCACGTCATAACGGATCCTTATATAATCAAGTATCTGTTGATTTGTCAACCTTCAGCGCGTCTTACCTGTTCTTCAATTATGATCCTATGATCACTATTACTTGGATTCTTCAAGAAGAGAATAGCTGCTGTCTTATCAACACCCATGAGATCACCTCCCTGAGTACGATAAGCAGTACCATCTTTAGCTACTGAATTGTAAGTAACTGCTTTTTCAAGCAACACCTTCAATTGCAGATCCTCATCCCGTACAACCTCCAAGAATCGTTTAGGATTCTTATTTACATATGTACCTACCTCTCCTTTCAACCACTCAACAGTAGTGCTACTTGACACACGTTTGTTGGTCAACAGGAAACAGATATCAGCAAGTGCTCCTCTATCATTACGGATCTTAGAATACTCAACATAAGCATCTGCACTAAGATCTGCAAGAACTGACTTCTTAGAATCCTCATAATCAAGATCTACAATAGCATACTTATAAGTTGCCTTATTACGAATGCTCTGTTGATCAGGTGCGATCCTATCCGTGTATGTAAGAAGAATCTTATACTTGATATAATCCACAGGATCAGAAAGGTCCAATGTCTCATCATTCTTACGTAGTCGAATAGACTTCATCTGTGACCAATAGTTGTTCTCTTTCTTATGAACTGACAGATCACCTACCTTCAATGATAGACCCGGATGCTTTTCAAGATAATCTGCTTCCTCACTTGTAAGTGGGTTAACAAATGTTCCGTTAGTATCTCTCTTAGGTACAAAGCCATAACTTGAACTTTCTCCAAAGAGGAATTCAGCCTCATGTCCTTTAGATACCCATGTAGGTTTGATCACTGGTACTACTTTTACTTTACGTTTTGGTAGTGAGAAATTTGAGGATTTCTCCTCAAACTTCTTTTCTACCGCTGTTTCATCTACTTTTGCCATTTTATCTTCTTCTCTAAATGTTATTATTATGCCAGAATACTCGGAATAAGTGACTTGGTACGTGAAGGATCATATACCGCAACACCACACTGAGTTCCTCTATGTACAGTGTAACCATCTGTAGCATGAGCCATTATACGGTTCTTTGCACCTGTTGGTGAGAAAGGATCACGTAGTCCCGGTTGATATCCCCAAATATCCTCAGAACCTTCAACATAGAATTTCTGAACGTTAGGAATACCTCCGTTGGTTCCGATGTCCATGATATCATAACGATATGATTCAGCAACACCGCCATCAGGATGTAGGATCTTATTACGCTCACGGTCATCATACATACTATCTACAGAGATACTGAATTTAATACCCTGTGGACCTACATACTCCAAGAACTGTCCTCTGTAACCCATAGCACCTTGAACACCTTTCATTCCACCATTCTCAGATGATTTGAAGATCCTCATTGTCTCCTGTGAAGGAACGAACAATTGTGCATAATCCTGTAGAGCATAGTGGAACTGTACAGCACCACGTTCTCCTGTACGGGCAACGAAGTGACGTTCATCAGTAGGCAATTTACCTTCTGAAAGATCCATAAGGATATCAGTGATCAACTGAATGGTAAAGGTAGAGTAGTACTCAGTACCACTTGCCTCCATCTGCTGACGGATACCTGCACCCTGTGCTTCAATATGACCGTTATTATCCCGATTGTAGTAAGTACCATCTGTTGCTCGGTTAGAACGTGCAAACATCAATAGACGGTTCTTCTCTTGACGGAACTGTTGATCGAATACGAAATCCTCATACTGCATCCAAGTAGTGAAATCCTCAAGTTTCTTTGTCTTAGGATTGTTCACTTTGAACTTAGTAGCAAAAGGACGATTGATCATGTTACCTGCCATTGTATGCTGCATACGGATCATTGTGAACGTATTTCGCATTGCAAATGGAGATTCAAAGTGAATACCACCACCTCGTGTAGAGAGTGTATTGGTAACAAGTGACCATTCACGTGACCAACGTTTACCCGGAGCAAGTTCATCCACAGGAACAAACAGGTCAGGATCATTGGTAATAAGACGTACCTCATATCGCCAGTTTGAACCATCAGCAACAGGATCATTTACGATCTGACACTGATATGCCTCATTCTTGTGTCCAACAATTGTTTGTTGTACAGTAAAGATACGTTCAGGGAATATCAGGTAAAAAGATGTTACTTGAGCACCTGCCTGATCACCTACAGCTACAGCACTACCTGTTGGAGTAAGTCGTGCCTCAATAAGAGGAAGGTTCTTCTTACCGCTACCGATAAGTTCCCATGTGAAGTCATCATCTGTCTTCAGATACTTGGCAGGATACATTGCCAATTGAGAATCAAGGTCCATACCGTAATTGGTAGTATGAATTCGCCTCATGATATCTGTGGCAGGTTGAGGCTTGTTTTGAAAGATGCTGTTCAAGTGATTAGAGGTGGTAAGACCACTCCAATGTTGAGCATCTGTCATTTGAAATTGTGAAAATTGTAATGCCATTTTTTATGTTAGCAGTTGGTCTTGACCGTTAGTTAAAATTTAATGTTATCGAGAAGACTTAGGTCAAGATTACGTTGTTCAGTCTTCATAACATTCTCAAGGTTGATCCCACGACCTCCCTCGTAAACACCTGAACTTGTCAGGTTTTTCTCCATTTCTGATACTGCACTACTCACCTTTGCTTTGGTGAATATTGACAGATCAGGTTTATCATTGAATAGTCCCAATGCAATGTAATAATTCAATTTAGTATCGAATGCACTTGGATTCTCAGCACGTTTATCACTCACTATTGTTCTCAATTGTCCTTCCTTGGTACGTCCTGTAGGAACCGTCATAGCTTCTGCAAGCTGTCTACGCATCTCCTCAGATACTTTCAACCCCGGAACGATCTCTTCTGTTTTTAGAACATTCTGTTTAAGTGATTCTCGTGCCTCTTCATATTTCTTTTTATTCTCTTGAGCAGCTTGAAACTCAACTTGCTTTCTTTGAGCAGCAGTAGCTTTCAATCCTTCAATGGCAAGCTTTGCATCTTCGATATCATCACCACTTTTAAATGATGCATCTGTCTTACGTTTTGCCACGTCTTCTGTGAAGCCTTTTACCCTATAATCATTGAAGATAAGATTTCTCCGTACTTCAGCCTTATATGTCAAAGCTTCCTCATCATCATCATCATCATCTACAAACTTATCCTCAGTATATTGGGCAAGTTGCATTTCAGTATTGTGAAACTTTTCTATCTTCTCAACAGGTACTCCTGCTCTAATGGCATTCAGTACCTCTTTTGCACGATCATCAAGATCTGCAAACTCATTGGTCTTGATAGTATCTGCAATGGCATCTTTCAATGCAAGGAGACTTGTGATCCCCTTCAGTTTATCTTCTTCAATACCTGTAATTACACCATCCTTCGCAAGTGCTGAGGCAAAGTCAGCAATAAAGCTCGGAGAAGAAGGAACACTATTGTCGGATGGCTTATCTTCAGTGAATACTACCTCGTTACCTTCTTCAAGTATCTCACCGGGTGAAGGAGCTAAGAACGTTAGTTCTGACCCCTCCTTATTATCTTCTGTAGTTTCTGTCTGTTCAATCTCACCACCTGTCATTTCATCAACGACAAATGTGACATCTTCGATGCCATCAACATTAAACTCAAATTCTACTTCGTCTTCTACTATCATTTTATTTCATTTACAAAATTAATACAATTACTACCGTTTGTCAAGTGTTTTCTGTTATTTACTGCCACTTGGTTTATTGACTTTTGCCTTCTCAATTATTCTATCCTTATCACCTTCTGTTTGCATCACCTGTAACTTTCTTTCTTCAATATCAGCTTTCATCTCATTGATCTCTCTATCAAGATCTGTTTTGAGTTGAGCATCTCCTGAAGTTGCATCATTGATACTCTTCTGAATGATACCTTTGATCTTCTCAAGATCCAATTTACCATTGATACGGAGTTGCTCAAGTTCCTGATCCTTCTGAGCTTGAAATTCAACTCTTGCGTTCTCAAGTTCCTGCTTCATCTGTTCGATCTGCTGTAGAGACTTCTGTTGAGATTCCTGTGATTGTTGCTCACGCTGCATCTTATCATTCTCTCCCTTCTCGATCTTACGTCTTACAGAAGCAATTGAAGGATCCATCATGATATCCATTATCTGAGTGAAATTGACCTTATCATTCTGAAGACCTGCTTGAGCAAGTTGTTGAAGTTGTTGTTGTATCCTACTGTATTCAGGGCTACTTCCAACTGCAATACCGAAATCAATTTCACGGAACTCATCACCATCTATCATTGACAGTTCTTGAGACATATCATCACTGATATACTGTACATTTATCTTACGACCTTTGTATGCGTACTTCGCAACTTCCAACATGGCTTTAAGTGTAGCTACCTTTATACGATCATGAAAATGAAAGTATATCTCTGTGATATGAGAAGATTGCTGCACAGCACGTTCAGTATTACCTACAAGTTCGTTACTTGAAATAGTACCCTCACGTTGTCTACTTACACCACTGATATCCGCCATCTCCTCTTTAAGGAAGTTCATGATCAACATGTTCTGTTGAAGATAGCTTCCCATATCAAAGTTCATAGGTGGTCTATGATCTGATGCATTACCTGCAAGTTTACCAGTAGCCTGTCCTTTACGACCTTCCTTAAAACTGTCAATAGGCATCCATCCCATCTTCTCAGCATAGTATAGGGCATCCTCTATCTCAAATCCTTCAGGAATAAGTGATAGATCCAAATAACCGATAACACCTTTATGTTTAGCAAGTGTCTCCCATTGCTTATACATCATGAAGTCATAATAATAAGCATAAGGTTTCAATCTACCCATCAGTGATGTTGTAGGCTCTCCTTCCATAGTATAATCTCCTCCAACATAAGGACATAGTGTTCCTGTAGGATTTGTCATACCATATGCTTTCACAGGAAATGGTTGCATCTTACAGAAGATATTCTCCCCGATACGATGACCTTCCCACCAATCAGTTACCCACAACCACTTGTCGATCTCCTCTCCCCTACTGATATTAGGCTTGTAGAACTCATCAACAAACTTAAATAGTACATCACCTGTCTTACGGTCATAGTATTTAATTTTACCTATCTTACGATAGCTTCTCCATACTACACGTGTAACCAATATACTACCATCTTCATTCATCTGAGAAAGAACCCTTCCAGTAACAGTATCAGAAGCTACCAGTTGACCATTTGCATCCTCTACAAGACTGAATGTACCTGCCAATAGATTAGGTTCTTTACCCAATGCTATATGTTCACCATCACTGCTTGGAGAGATACTCATTCTCTCAACCATATCTACTTCTTTCTCTGTAAGGAACTCACAGTAAGTATCCAATACAACTCCTTTAGAATGATATCCCCATTCCATGATGATATCAGCATCCTGTACATCAGGAGAATATCCTCTTCGGATTATCCTCATATTTGCAGGATTGGTCTTCCTACAACGGGGATCACCATTCACAATATCCAAAGAGTATATCTCACGACCTCCTACAAGACCGTCAAGGAATCCCATATTCCACTTATACTTCATATCCTCCTTCTCGATCATATGCCTCAGAAGATGTGTAGCACGTCTTTCCCTGAGATCCTGATACTCATATCGAAGATAATTATCATGTTCCTGTATCTTCCGTTGAGCCTCCTCAGGGGGAACTCCATTTGTCAACATATCAGTGAACAATTGTCGTGTGAGTGATACCTTCTCCTTCTCCTTCTCTGAGATTGCATCCTCATTTATAACCTTTACTCTCCAATCAAATCTACGTTTGATCTCCTCTCCCACAAGAAGATTTATCTTACTGTTAGGTACAGGATAATGTTGTGGTTTATATGGAAAATCATTTCCCTGTATATTGAAAGGGTCACACATCCTCAACATATCATCCACATTGAGGATATTATTATAGAGATCCATATTTGTACGTACCTCATTGTAATCTTTAGTAAAAGACTCTGTATATAGTCCCATACTACAGGCAGCTTCTATACATTGCTTTGCCCACTTTTCATTCTTCTCCCTCTCGAATTTCTTCTGTGGAGGGAATTGTGTCTGTCCGTTTATCATTATTTTCGCATCATTCTTTTGTCTATACGACCGTTATCTACTTTACTTTTAAATCTATCACCCATTGAAGGTCTACTCCTCAAGAAGAAGTCATCTATCTCAATACGTTGATCATTACTATCCATTGCATCAGGGTCAAGTATACCATACTTCTCCCTATCTGCAAAAGCTATCAATAGCATCCTTAACGCAGCTATCCTATCATAGTTTCCTATTTCAGGATCATAGGATATCAACTCCTTCAGCATACCCGGAGATACTATACTTGTATAATTCCTCATACCTTCCTCTTTACCATACGCAGGTTCCATCAGATATGAACGTATGAGACTATTACCCCAATTGTTAACTGACTTTGTAGCATTAGTACCCTTAGCATTATTACCAATACCAAAGGTCTTTGTAACCTGCATATCCTTAAGGATTGAAGGAGTATCCATCAACATATAAGTTGAATTTATCCTATCAAAATATTGGAACATACCCTTCTTATTATTCTCATAGTTACCTTTTGCGTTGTAATACTTCATTATCCTATAACATGTCTCATAGAATTCCTCAGCAGTCTGTGGTCTACCTGTATATTCAGCCACTACTCTACGTGTCAATAGATTACCTATCTGAATACTTCCCAATGAAGGCCCACTTGCATTATCATCATCATAAGGGTCAATTCCTGCCCAATATATATTAGGAGGAATTCCACCTCCACTAACTACAGGATGTTCAAATATCTCAACACAACCTTCAAGACCCTTATTCTCAAGTATAGGAAACTGCCTTACAGGATTATTATCACTTAACTTCCACTTTACTTCTCCTTCTTGAAAGTATAACTTTACCTTCCAAGTAGCATCCGTATATTTCTTAGGATTCGTATCAACCTCTGATGCATGTACCTTAAGATCTTCTACATTGAATAGATGACCTTCCTTACGCATACAGGCTTCCTGCGGAGTAATGGATCTATCGGCTTTCTCCTGTATGAGAGCATTAGGGTCAGTTGAACTCTTACGTATCTTATCCCTTCCTATGAATGTCTCTATAAGAGCAGTCACTACATCACTGTTACCATTCTCATCATAACAGCCCTCTCTGTTCATATACTCTCCACAATAGAATCCACATTCAGAACTCTTTGCTGCCTTACGGTCAAATATATTAGAGAGTCCCATCATATTGAATGTAGAAGGACTATAAAATGCTTCCTTTATACCTGCAAAGTCATCTCCTACGGTTCCACCGGTTCCGAAAGCAATGATCAATCCGAAGACGCTATTACTCTGTTCTACTGAAGGTCGTGCAATCCCAAGAGTTGTCTTAAAGTGAGGAAACTTACCACTTTCTTCAAACAATATGAGTTTAGCACGTTTACCCCTTGCTCTTTCAGGATCTCCACCAGTGGTAATTCCCATTATCTCAGAAAGGGTACCTCTCTCTGTTTTGGTCTTAGGTTCCTTATATGAAGCTTTCTTATGATCCTTCTTATCTTCATAATCCCTTGACTTCTTCCAAGGAGTATTATTATCTATGAAGTTAAGAATATCCCATGCTTTATTAAGGATACCATCACCAAGAAGATAGTCTCCTGATGAAGCAATCGCTACAGAGTTACTTTTCTTAAAGTGATAGTAATTCCTTGTAAGACTTGAGCCTCCTTTGTAACTATACCCACGACCCCTTGTCTTCAGATTCACAGCATGATGACCATTCTGCTCTGCCCTTTCGATATAATGGAACCATAGGTAATCACTATCCCATATACGAGGAAAGTCTGTCTTTCTTTCTGCTTTACGCATCTTGACAGCCCTACTCTTACCTACTTTTACCTTACTTACCTTAGTATCCTCAGTTATCTGTATAGGACTATAGTTCAGATACCAATAATGATAACCTGTTATCCACTCACCATCACTCTCTCTGATATATCCATCTCTACATCTCCTCTGCTCTTCTCTCCAAAACCTCATATACCTACTACCCTGATACCTATTAGGAGTGATGTGACAATAGACACCATGCTTCTGATAATACAGAGCACGTTCTCTGAAGTAATCCATATCAACGAGTTCATGAGGATCTGTGATATCTACTTCTATACGACCTTTAGGATCTTCAATCCTATCATCATAATCATATGGGTTATCCCATCGTTTATATTCACTTAACTTCTTCCTATGTTTCTTAGTAAGACTGAATAGGAATGGTATATCCTGAATAGCTTCCATAACCTCAGCACGTATAGTGTCATCAGCAATAGAATTGATCTTCATACTATTATCAAATGACAATAGATCTGTGAATGGTCTATCCAAGATTTGATTCTGCATCTTCAAATTCAGCTTTAGTTCTTCCTGCCTGTAGTTGATTATCCTCATCCATCTCAGTCATCACGAGTCGAGTTGTCTCCTGTAATGCCTTTATAAGATTAGGAGAATCCTTCAATATCATCTGTATCTTCTTAGGATCATGTATGGGTTTATTATTATTATCTCTTTCCTCAAGATCAATATTATCAAGCAGTCTGTCCAACTTCTTCTGTCCTTTAAGAATACTCTCCAATGAATCCATAGAAGGAGTTCTACTCAATTCCCTATATTTCAACATACATGCATCCACATGTTCATCAGGTTTCCATTCAGGTTCATCAGGCATCATATCCAGTAGTATCTCCTTCCAACGATCTTCTTCCTCCAACCTCATATAAGGAGAACGTACATCTACAAAGAAGAATATCATTGATAGTTCAGAAATTGCTCTTTGAAAATCAGGTTGTCTATCTTCCCAAAGATCTCTGAATGCTTTTACTGCTAATACTTGAGGAGCGAGTGTTACCTGCCCCTCTTTATCAATCTCAAATATGTGCTTCATTATACTGCCATTTCCCCTTCCATACGTTCAGTGATATTAGCTCTAAGATCCTTCAACTTATCATACTCCACATACTGTGTAAGATCCCTTGTTATCTTGGTCACACTATTCATAATATGGTTCATCTTAGGAGGAGTATCATACATGAACATTACATCATACTCTTGGAACAGATAGAATACCTCATCTTCCCAACTGATCATTGCAGGTGCCACATCATCTTTGATACGGACATACTTATTATCCTTAACGATCCTTACATTCTCTCCTACCTTCATAGTGTACAGTACAGGAAGAACAGTTCCTCTTTGTGCTTCAGGAATATAGATACCCCCATCTGTCTTCTCAGGAACTTTAAATCCCCTTGCAAGAATATAATTACCAGTAGGAGTAATATCCATCTGCTCTGATGTCATCAATGGTGCATCACTTTGTACAAGTTCTACAACTTCTTCTTTCTCTGTTGTCAACTTCTTTCCTCCAACTGCAATGATATCTTTCTTCTCCTTATAGGTAGCACCGTTTGCATCTAAAATCAATCCCTTCTTAGTCATTTGTTACTTCTTCTGTTAATGTTTCTTCTCTCTTCTTAAGTGTCTCAATGAATCCATCAATGAATTCACGATTCCTCTTATTACAGGTCATACCTTTATGCTGTTTACCAAATACATAAGGATCCCACGATACTTTACCTTTCTTATACTTTCTGATGATATTACTATTCATCCTCTTACGTAGAATGTAATCATCTTTAGTTTCTCCTTCATCCGACAATCTCTCAGGTTTCAATGTC